TAACTAAAAGCCAAGACTGGGAGTACGAGGCTGAAGAGCGGATTCTTACCAAACATGAGGGGCCTGGATTCCACCCTTATTCGAGATTTCATTTTCTAGGTTCAGTGATCGCCGGTGCGAGAATGGACGAGAAAAACCTCGCAGAATTAGAGCGAACCGTCGCGCAGGTAAGTGATGCGATCGGAAAGCGCGTTGGTTTCTACAGAGCGCAGCTGGCTGCCGATGAATACCGAGTTATCGTACCTGGACGCTTCACCTGATCTGCGCCTACGGCTTAGCGGCCTCGCCGCATTTGGCAACTAGCGGCCACCGATCGTGTATCCACGCAAACTCCTCCGGCGGCGAGCTGGTTATTACATACACTCGCCGCTGCTCCCCCTCCCCCAGTACCAGGCAGTCCAGGGCGAAGCCCGGCTCCACATCGAACCAGTGTGATGTGCGTTCGGCGTCCTTCTCCATAAAGCGCTGCACCATGCCGTAGGCCTTGATCGGCTGGTACTTCGCCCAACCGCCCCGCTCCACCGTTTCCAGCCGCGCCCAACCGCCCTGCGGGCCTTGGCCAGGCTCTTCGCGCCGGCGGCCCCACTTGACCCAGCCCAGCGACTCGCCGCCCTCGAGCATGACGGGGATCGCCGCCTTGGGGCTGGGGAAATAGACCTTGTAGCTGCGCTCAGCGTCGCGCGCTTCGACTCCACCGCACATGGTTGCTTCTCCTGCTGCCGTATGGTCATTGACCGCAGCGCGTGGCATTCGATCTACTGTATTCATATACAGTATTCCAGAATCACCATGATGAAACGCTACAAGCCCGCCGCACACTACGAGGTGCACAAGCCTGGTCACCCTGGCCCGATCGGGTACGTGCGCCGCGGGATTCTGACCCTCCTTACCGAGACGGACGGCTATACCGGCATCATCCACAACAGTGCGCCGGCACCGGGCGAGCGCCGCCCCTTCGGTGACCTGCCGTACATCACCCGGCGGTATGGGCCGCCGCTTGGGTGGCTGGAAGGGATGGAGATCGTCTTGGCGGATGGCGAGCGCTGGGCCCTGCAGCAGATCCCGCGCGTGCCTGAGGTGCCAGCCTGCCAGGATACCTACAGCGCCCTCCTGCTGTGCTGCGAGGTGCTCAGCGAACAAGGGCAGCCGCGTGCGTCCCGAATCGCCGCGTGCCTTCGCGCCGCACCATATGACGCCTGCCCGGAATGCGAGGGGCGATTCGCCGATGTCGAGGACTGCCAGTGTTGTGGCGGCTACGGCTTCGTGCCGGAAGTCTGAACCCGTGTGCGAATTGTTGACGCGTTGGCAAAACGCCAGCCCTCATATACTGTATGGCTATACAGTGTATTGCGTATGGAGTTCGCGCATGTTGTCCAGTCAGAAGCAAGCCCGCCCGGTGGCCCAGGAAGTACCGCAGATGGTCGAGCCGGTGAGTGAAACCGAGCGGGCGCTGCTGCGCTGGTACCGGCAATGCACGCCGACGGACAGGGCGCATGTGATTCGCTTCGTCTCGGTGCTGGCCGAAACCCAGAAACACTGAAGGCGCCGAATGGCGCCTTTTTCATGCCCGTGCTACATGCACATCGGCACCTCGCCGTGCTCGCCCCACTCCTCGTCGATCAGCTCCCAGGCGGAGCGCTGCGGCTCTGCCGGCGCAGGCTGTGGCTCGCTTACGCGTTCGCTTGCTGGATCCGCTTCCATTCCCGCTCCACGGCGCGCTGGGCGCTGCTCTTTTCGGCGTACAGGTGCACCAGCCGCTTGGGGCTGGTCTGGTCGCCTTCGGTGAGTTTCTTTTGGGTGCCCGTCTTCTCGTCGCGGTACCAGGCGAGCACACCGGTATAGCCTCCCTCCTCGGCTAGCTCGGCGACGTCATCCGCGTCCGGCAGTTTGGATTCCAGCTCGAGCGAGGTGGTGTAGCTGTCCGGCGTGAATGAGTGCTGCACGTGCGCCCCAAGCCAGACCACGGCGTCGATGTCGGCCTTTACGCCGATCAGGCTGTAGGTGAGTTCGGGGATCAGGTCCGGGCGGCCCTTTGCCAGGGTGTAGCTGAGCGTGGCAGTACCGCGCTGCAGGCGGGACCATTCGGCGCGGGCGGCGCGCAGGGCGGCCTCCTGGTCGGTGTAGGTGTGGCGCAGGTCCTTGAGGTTGTCGCCACCGCCGGCGATGGCTTCTTTCTTCTCGGCGCTGTTGAGCTCGTAGTAGTAGGCGCGCACGCCGCTGTAACTGTCGCGGTCGGCCTGCAGGTAGCGGTGGCCGTCGCCATCGGCGCGGGTGAGCGTAATGTGCGGCAGCGCGGCGCCGCTGGCGGTGGTGCTCTTGCCGGCTGGCATGAACAGCAGACGACCGGCCTTGATGCTGGCGATGGCGTCGAACTGCTGGCCGAGGCGGCTGAGCAGGTTGGCGTCGGATTCGTTGGCCTGGTCCACCTGCGCGAGCTGGATGACCGATAGCGCGGCGCTGATCACCGGGCTGAGCCCGTAGGCAGCGGCCACGGTCTGGACGATGGCGCCGAGGGTCTGCCCGCTCCAGCTGCGTTCCTTCTTCGATTTGAGCCCCTCGCGCAGGTCGGCGCTGCGGGCGCGGATGTTGAGCACGTCCGGCGCGCCGCTGTGCTCGACCTCGTCCACGGTGTAGCTGCCCTTGTCCACCAGGCCGGTGTCGTGCCAGCCAAGCCACAGGCGCACCACGGCGCCGCGTGGCGGGATGGCCAGCAGGCCGTCGTGGTCGCTGAGGCTGATGCTGAGCTGGTCGGCCTCCATGCCGCGGTTGTCGGTGAGTTCGATGCTGATCAGCCGCTGCTCGATGGCGCTGGTGATGTCCTGGCCGTTGACCACCACGCGGCAGATCGGCTGCGGGTAGGCGGTGGCGTCGCGGTACTTGTCCGCGGCCTGGCCGAGCAGACTTTTGCCCTGGGCGATGATGGTGTCGATCAAAACAGCAGCCTCCGCAGAATGTTGCCGCCGGCGCTGATGGCGCTGCCGAGCAGATCCACCCGGCCGTCATCGATGCGCTTGAGCGTGAGGGTGAACTCGATGCGCCGCGCCTGGCCGTCGCGGAAGAACAGCGTGCGCGTCTCGCTCAGGCTCTCGATGATCCAGGTGCCGTAGATCTTCCCGGTGCCCTCCACCAGCGGCCACGCCTTGCCGGTGTCAGCCATGGTGCGCAGGGCATCCAGGCTGAGCTGGGTGCCGGCCAGCGCGGGCAGCAGTACGCCCGGCAGGGTGATGCTGTCATCACCGCGCCCCAGGTACTGCCGCGCCGGGTTGGTGCCGATGCGGTTGGTGGAGCCGTGGCGCCATTCCGTCTGGCGCTGGAATTCCTGGTATGCCAGGGTCTCCAGCGAAAAGACGAACATGCCGAGGGCCATCATCATGGTCCGTTACTCCTGGTAATCAGTCCTGGTCGAATAGGGATGAGCGGGCACGGGCGCCCTTCTCGCGCTCGCGCTTGTCCAGCTCGGCGGCGACGGCGCGGGCGATGGCGTTGGCGTCCTGGCCGGGGGCTGGGTGGATGTTCACGATGATCGGCGCCGGCGTGCTTGGGGCTGCGGATGGCGAAGCTGCACGGGCGGCAAGCGGTGGGCGCGTATCGAACGCAACCGGCTCGGCTGCTGCCGGCATGGCACCGACCGCGGCGCTTAGGCCGATCGCACCTGCTGCCGTGAGCCGTTTGGCCGTGTCGCCAAGCTGCGACAGCGGGCCACGTTCACCTGCCTGCAGGCCCTGCTCGAGGCCCGCCATGGTGAAGCCGCCCAGCTCGGCGAATACGCGCGACGGTGAGTGAATGCCGAGCTTTTCCTTGAACCAACCGATGCTGCTGTCCGCTGCGCCAACCACGGCGCCCTTGACCGCGCCGGCGGCGTTCTTGATGCCGTTGGCCAGGCCCTGCATGAGCATGCCGCCGAAGTCGGTGAACTTGGCCGGCAGATCCACGCCCAGGTAGCTGAGCGCGCCCGCGAAAGCGCGGTAGAACAGCCCGAGCGGGCTGAAATTGACGATCAGCTGGCCGATGCCCGCCAGCCCACCGTCAAAGCCCGCGCGGATCTCCGACCAGATGCCAAGGAAGAACGCCTTGATCGGCTCCCAGTAGCGGTAGATCAGATAGGCACCCGCGGCGATGGCGGTGATCGCCAAGCCGATGGGGTTCATCATCAACGCGCGACCGATGAACAGGATTCCCTTGCCCACCAGCGGCAGCGCGGTCTTGCCCAGATTGAACAGCGTCCCGGCCAAACCTGCGCCCTTGATGCCGAACAGCGTCATGCCGTAGCGCACCATGGCGAACGGGCCGAGCATGCTGGCGATCGCCAGCGTGAGCCCGCCCATGCCAGCCATGAGGATGGCGACGCCAGCGGCCGTTTTCACCAGGTTACTGGCGAGTTTGGGGTTCTCAGCCACCCAGCCTTTCACCCCGCCGATGATGCCGGTGAGCGTCTGGGTGATCTCGCGCATGGGGCCGTTCTGCTGCTCCTGGAGCTGGATGCCCAGGTCCTCCCAGGCGCTACCCATGGCGGAGAGGTCGCCGCGCAGGTTGTCGGCCATGGTCTTGGCCGTGGCGCTGGCCTCGCCCTCGGTAGCCTTGAGGGTGCTGACGAATTCCTGCAGCGCACCGGTACCGGCCTGCTTGACCAGCACCTGCATGCCGGCTACCGCTTCTTCACCGGCGATGTGCTTGAGCAGGCCCGCCCGCTCGGCATCGCCCATGTTCTTGGTTTTCTCGTAGATCTCCTGCAGCACGGTGGGCATGTCGCGCAGGTTGCCCTGGGCATCCACGGCGCTCACACCAAGCTTGTCCAGTGCCTTGGCAGCTGCCGCCGGCGGAGCGCTGAGCCGGTTAAGGATGGCACGCAGCGCGGTACCACCCATGCTGCCCTGGATGCCGGCGTCGCCCAGCTTGCCGGCCATAGCGGCAACAGTCTCGATGTCCTGCCCTACGCTGGCAGCGACCGGCGCGGCGTACTTCATCGTTTCGCCGAGCATCTGCAGGTTGACGTTGGAACGGGTAAACGTGCCCACCAGGACATCACCCAGGCGCCCGGTTTCGCTCGCCTGCAGGTTGAAGCCGGTGAGGATGTTGGAGGCAATGTCCGCCGTTTCGGCCAGTCCGCTGTCACCCGCTTTGGCGAGATCTAGCATGCCGGGCATGGCCGCCTGGATGGATTCAGCCTTGAAGCCGGCCATGGCCAGGAACCCTTGCGCGTCAGCCGCCTGCCCCGCGGTGAACTGGGTGCTGGCGCCGAGCTGGCGGGCCTGCTCGCGCAGTGCGGCCATATCCTCGGATGCAGCGTCCAGGCGGGTGAGGGACTGCACCTTGCTCATGGCGGCGTCGAATTCGAGCCCCGGTGCCATCATCTGCGCGCCGGCGTAGAGCATGCCGCTACCAGCTGCAAGCCCACCCGCGCCGGTGGCGGCCATGCTGCCGGCCAGTTGCTGGGTGCGCTCGTATTGGGCTTTGGCCTGGCCGAGGCGCTTCTGCTGGGTGGTGAGCTGTTTGAGGCGCTGTTCCTGTTGAGCCAGCGTCTTGTTGGTGCTCTCGACTCGTTGGCGCAGCTCGCGCTCATGCTGGCCGAGGTTGCGGGTGCTGATGCCCGCCTCGCCCAGCTTGCCCCGCAGGCCCTGCAGCTCGCGCTGTTGTTCGTTGTGCTTCTGCTTGAGGGCGTGGCCCTGGCGGACCGCGCTCTGGAATTCACGCGTCAGCGCCCGGGTGGGCGTGGCGGTGGCGGCCATTTCGCGCGACAGCGCCTTGATGCGCTCGCGGTTGGCCTGCAGGGCGCCGCCGGTTTGGTCGGCAGCGCCCTTGAGGTTGCGGAATGAACTGACGTCCTTCTGCAGGGCCTGCAGGCCCTTGAGTTCGCCGCGGGTGTCCTTGAGGGCGCGGCCCAGGCTGGTCGCGCCGCTGGCAATGGTGCGCAGCGGGCGGGTGGCATTGTCCAGCGCCTGGAGGTTGACCTTGAGGTTCAGATCACGCGCCATGCGTGCGCTCCCATCGTTCGATGGCGCGCTCGCGCCAGTCCATCAGTTCATGCAGGGGCATGGCGTTCATCTGCTCTGGTCCCCAATGGAACACCAGGGCGATGTCCGCCATCACATCGTCTACGCGGCGGGGGATTCCGCCGTGCTGCCCGTCTTCTGCAAAAAACCCGCTACGGTATCCGCGCACATGAGCAGATCGGCGATGTCCAGGGCGGCAGCTTCCTGCTCGGTGAGGGTCGGCTGGCTGATGCGCGGCACCAGGCGGATGGTGGCGTTGACGTCGCCGTTGAGCAGGTCGGTCAGCTTGAGGCCGCGCAGCTCACCGGCAGCCGGCTTGCGCAGCGTGATTTCGGTGATGGTGGTCTTTTCGCCGCGCTGGATCGGCTGCTCGAGGACGATGGGTTCGCTGGTCTTGCTCATGGGTGTGCTCCTTGGGGTTGGGGTTGCCGCAGCGATTGGCGGCTGCGGCGGGTTGCGAAACGGTGGGCGCTGGCCGCGCATGGCTTACAGGCCGATGGCCTTGCGGTGCTCGGCGAGGCGGTCTTCGCCGTTGACCATGAAGACGAAGTTGAGCAGGTCGATCTCGATCTCGACGTTGCCGTCCACGCTGAGCTTGTAATAGGTGCAGGTGGTGGTGATGGAGTGCTCGGTGTCTTCACCGGACTCGGCGTCGCCGAAGTCGATCTCCTCGTGCCGGCCGCGCGCGACCACCTCGACGGCGGAGACCTCGCCGGTGTCGTCACGCTGTACGGAGCCGGCCCAGCGCAGCATCACGCCGTCTGCCTTCACCGCGCCGAACTGCTTGAGCACGGTCAGGTCCCAGCCGCCGAGGGTCCATTCGATCTGGATGCCGTCGTCGCCGTGGCCGAGGTCGACCTTCACCGGGCCATCCATGCCGGCGCCGCGGAAGCTTTCCAGCTTGCGGGTG